GACGTGGCGCCGCCGCCGCCACCCGTTCCGCACGACCCACCACCGGCACCCGGTGCGATCCACACCTGCGTGACGATGTAATTTGCAGGTACCACGTATGTAAACGTACCAGCAGTCAAATAGCCTACACGAAACCCACCGCCGCCCGCGTCGCCCGGTATGCCCTGCGGCCCCTGCGGCCCGGTCGCACCGGGGTCGCCTTGTGGCCCGGTCGGCCCCGTGGGTCCGGGGATACCTTGGGGTCCGGTCGCACCCGTGGGGCCCGTGGCACCCGCCGTGCCGGTGTCGCCCTTGTCGCCCTTCGGGCCTTGTGCGCCCGTCGTGCCGGCTGGACCCGTGGCACCCGCCGGGCCCGTGGCACCGGGGTCGCCCTTGGGTCCGGTCGGGCCGGGTGCACCGGTCGCACCTGCGGGGCCCGTGGCCCCGTCGTCACCGTCTGCACCTGCCGGCCCGGTGGGGCCCGTGGGTCCAGGCGCACCGGTGGGGCCCGCCGGCCCGGTGGCACCCGCCGGGCCCGTGGCACCCGGCGCACCGTCGACGCCGTCCGCACCATCGGCACCATCGGCACCCGGCGGGCCTGGCACCGTGCTATCCGCGCCGGTCGGCCCGGGGTCGCCCTGGGGTCCGGCTGGGCCCGTGGCACCGGGTGGGCCGGGCGCACCGTCGGCGCCCGGTGGTCCGGGTGACCCCGCCGGCTGCGCGACGACGGTGACCGTGCATCGCTGCGTGGTCATGGCGACACCAGCCCTAACGACCCGTGCGCGAACAGCAGCCGCTCGGGCGCCGTCACGTGCTGCAGCCACACATCCCAATGCCACGCCGTCGACCGCCCGCCCGGCCCGAGCGCCGTAGTGTCCGCCGCCGACAGCGACAGCACCACGGCCGTGCCGGCTTCGACGTACACGGCCCACCCCGCGACCGCCGGCGTGGCGGCGTCGGGTTTGATCGGCGCAGTCACCGTGTACGCGGACAAATCAAACGGGGTGCCGTCGGCGTGCGTCGCGCGGATGCGCAGGCCCACCGACGCGCCGATTGCCGAGCGGAGCTGCACCACGGCGGGAATCAAATTGATGGTGGTGTGGTCGGTGGTCATGGGCGTCACACGGACAGCGACAAATCAAGGTTGTATTTCGTCTCCGCGTAATAAATGTAATTGCGCGTATCGCGTTCTGAGTACACGCGGTCCGCGAGCAAGATCTCGTAGATCTTCGCACCCGTCAGGCGCGGACCGTCCGTGAATCCGCTTAGACGCAATGCGCCCGCGGGGTTGGCCTGACTGAAATAACTGGACGCACCTGATGACGGGGACCGCGAGGACGTTACCACCTGATCGCCCTTCCAAATTTGCAGGGTCCGCGCTTGTCTATTGGCCTGAAACTCCGCGCCAAGGCTGGTAAAGTCCACACCCGCAACCTGACTGTTATATGCAAGCGAGCGGACAGTAAGCACACCTTTGCGCGTGTCTTGTTGGGACTGATTCCAGATGCTGCTTTGCCTTGCGCCGCCGCCGTAAATCGCCACTTCGTTATACCAGTTTGCAGGAAACCCCGCGGCGTCCCCGCCGTTTTCGCCGATCGCAACAAACATTCCGATCCCGCTAGAGCTGTAGTTCATCGTCGCGAGTACGCTTTGATGCGTGCCAGCTGCGGAGATCGTTGGCGGTTGCATCACCACAAACAGCGTCCACATTTTCGACCCGTTGTGTAACCACGTCCAGTCCGCCGCCGCGCCCGCAAGATAGAAGTCCGCCGCGCCGTCGAGTGCAAGGTACGCCTTGCCGTCCCCGTCTGTTGCGATCGGCGCCCGCGCGGCGCCGGTTTGCGTAAAGGGGCGTGCGCCCGTGCCGGCGTCCACGAGCGTATCCACGAGCCCACCCGTCGACACGACGTTGTCCGCGCGCCACCAATGCTTTGGGTTCAAGTTCGCCGCGACCGACCACGCGCTGCCGCCGCCGGACCACGCCGCACGCTTGATGACGCCGCTCGCAGCGGCGTCCGTGATGATGATGGAATCGGCCGTGGTGGGCGTTGCTTTGACCGGGTACCCGGACCAATCCGCTTTCACCTGTGCGTCGTCGGTGACGTTGCCTAGCCCCACTTGGGCTTTGGTCACCGGCGGTACAATCCACGCCGCGCCGTCGTACACGACCGTATGGTCCACGTCGTCCACCCACGTCGTCGTGCCTTCGGTCGGCACCACGTACGTCCACGCCGTACCGTCGTACGCCGCAATCGCGCCCACATGGGTCGACCATACGCCCGTAGCGCCTGCCGGCACCAAGTACCGGTCGCCTGCACCGGGTGACGCCGGTGGCGTCGTCACGGCGGCGCTACGCACCGACGCTTGGGGCTCTTGGTACGGCGCCACCGTGGCGGCAATCACGTCGCCGAGCTCGCGAATATCAGGCATATGTCATGCTCCCCCGCCCGCCAAATAAGTCACGGGCGCGCCTGCGTACGTGACCAAGACACCCCCGTACGTCACTGCCGCTGGCAGCGGCACCGGCTGCGTACCATCGGCCACGTAGGCCCAATGCCCGTGGTCAAACCCCATCGGCGACACCGGTGCGACGGGCACGTCGCCCGGTGCAAATGTAAACACATCCGCGCCCGGCGCCGTCCAGGTCAAATGCATCCCGACGCCCGCGGGCTTCGCGCGCCGCAACAGCTGCGCGATTTCGTAACCGTCGGACACATCTAGCCCGCCGCCCACGCGCATCAAGAAAGCCGCCGGGTAATATTCTTCCAGCCGCGCCGATGAGCCCGCCGGGATGAGCTTGCGCGTGATGGCGATCAATTCTTCCGGCGTGCCTTGCGACCTGGACACCAGCGACGCCGCCGAAATCCACAGCCGGTATTCATCGTCGCTGCGGCCTTCGCGCGGCTGACCCACGATCGCCCCCAGCACGTCCAGCGTCACGCCGTACGCCGTGTCGATCGCCCGCTCGGTCATGAGCTGCCACAGCGCATCTTCCGCCGCCTGGACTTCCGTGAGCCACGACGCCAGCAGTGCCGACGTCTTGGGCGTGCGGTAGCGCTCGATCAAGCGCTGAACGCCGCGTGTCACGTGGTCGGGGTAATGGGCGGTCATGGGGTCAGGTGCTGGTGTGCACGGGGGTGCGGGTGCTCATGGGGTCATGGGGTCACGGTATGGGTACGATCGATATGCGCGTGGTGTCTAGCGCGCCGATTTCACGTTGCGCGGTGACCACGGCGGACAGCCCGGTGTCGTAGACCGCCGACACCAGCGACACGCGGCATTCGGCGTTCAATACCCCGCGCTGTTGCATGGCCACGGTTACGAACGACCCGGCGTACACGTCGACGCCGACGTCCAGATACCCCGGCGAGCCCGGCGTCTCAGCGCTGGCCACGATGGCTGCATTGACGGCGGCGTCACCTATGTATTCCGCGGGCACGACCGTCAGCCGCAGCGCCACGTATACCGCGAGCTCGGTGGGGCGCGAAAACCGCATGACGCGCGGATAACCTTCCGAATCCACCGCCGTGCCCGACGCCGAGCCCCATGTTTCGATGCCGGCGGGTTTGTTCGACCAAATCGATTGCGCGATGACGTCCGCGTCGGTGGCGCCGAGCACCGACCGCACGATTGCTTCGAAGGATTTCGGGGGCAGGCCTTCCGCGTCGGTCGTGCCGGATGTGTTTTCGATGACCGTGCATGCCGTGACCGTGTCGAGCTGCAGCAGATCCGCGCGTATGCCGTCCACCGTGCCGCCGCCCTGCGCGGCGAGCTCATCTTCGCGGCGCTGCCGGTATGCGGCGTCTGATTCGACGCCGGACCCGAGCTCCGCGTCGAGCGGGTTGGTGACCGACGTCCAGCCCGTGATCAGCGTGTCGCGCTGCGTCAACGTGCCCGCGTTGGCTTGCACGGGGCCGGTGGCCAGTGATTCGAAAGGCACGTCCAGCAGCGTCGCCGGTACGGCACCGACGTTGACCATCGCCGCTACGTTGGTGAATTTGGACGTGGGTGAGCCCACCACGGACGCCACGGCTTCGCGCGGTCCGATCGTGGTGCCGGCGGCCAACACCACCGTACACAGCACGTGCGACGGCTTCGCGTCTTCGCGCTCGGGCCCGGTCAATCCATACAAAGCATCCTGCGACGCGCCCCCGGCTTTCGCAGGGTCCATGGCGTCGTTGACGGCTTCCGCGAGCTCCCATAGCTCGGCGATTTCCGACGCCATGATGCCGTTCAATTGCCCGATCAACCCGTATTGCGACGTGTCGATGCCCGGGTCGATGTTGGCGCGCTGCTGCGCCACCATGCCGGCTTCGATGTCTTGCAGCGTCTTGGCGACGAATCCATCCGCGGTCAGCCCGTACGTGGTCATGTCACGTGCCTCCGATCGCGCGGGTCAGCCTGAGCGTGTCTTCTTCCCCGGTCACGTACGTCACCGCCGCGGTCACAGTGAGCACCCGCGTCCGCGCGTTCAGCGCGAAGCGCATGTCCGTGACGTCTTTGACGCCCGGCGTGTCGCGGGACGCTCGAGCGAATATCCCACGCAACACAGTGTAAGACGGGTTTTTGACTAACACCGTGTTCTGATAATCAATGCCTAGCGATAGGTCCCGGAAGCATTCACCCAGGAACAACGTCAAATGCGTTTCCCACGCTTGCGCGACTGCGGGTGCGCCGGTGACCAATTGCGCCCGGCCGCCTATCAGCAACAGATCGCCGGTCGCGGGATCGACGGCTAGGTCAGACATCAGTGGTTCCTCGGGCCGGGGTCGACGAATGCGTAATCCAGCGCCAGCACGCGCAGCTCCGTCCCGGCGCCGCTGTCAGATTCACTCCTGACGTTGATCTCGTACGTTTCGTCTTTCGATACGGCAAGGCTGCCAAATGACGGCGAGATGTTCACCGCGTCCGGCCCGGTGGTAAGCGTCGCGGTGCGGAGATCCACAGAGGTGTGGTCGGGGATATCTGTGTTGGTGAAGTTGATTCCAGATCGATGCATCAAGCGCACCGTGTAATGCACGCTGGTCGCACCGAACGCTAGGACCTTGACCCGCACGCTGCCTAGCGTCGCACCGTGCGGCGCGTCCACCACGTACGTGTGCTCAGCGCCGGGACCCAGCGGCAGGTATTGCCCGAATTGCACGGACCCGCCGCCCTGCGCGACGCTGATGGCCTTCGTGAACGTGGGCGGCGTGTTGTATGTATATAGGCCGCTGACTTTGATCACGCCCGCGAGCACGCGAAAGTCGCCGCCGTGCACATCGGAGTTCCCATTCACGTCCAGGTTGCCCCCGACCGTCGTCAGCCCGCCGGTGGTGAGCGTCCCAACGGTCGCCAGCCCGGTCGCGGTCAGCGCGCCGTTGACCTGCAAATTCGCGGCACCATCCGTGCCCACCGTCGTATCGCCGGTCGTGCCCAGCGTGCCGTTGACCTGCACGTTGGCGAACGTCGCCGCGTCGCCGTCGGTGTGCGCGGCTTCGTCGAACCATTCCACCCACTGCTGCACAAGGTTTTGCCAGTAGTTGAAATACGACGCCGGCGGCTGCTCGCCTGCGATCCAACCCGATGCTTTCTTGCCGTCGGGCGGCTCCACAATGTTGGTGCCGCTGGTCGCCCAGTTCGGGAACTTGGTAGGTCTTGCCATGCGTCAGGTCGCTTTCGTCTTGGTGGCGGCGACGCTCGCCGGCGTGCTCGGAACGGTGGGCGGCACGCCCAGTCCAGCTTCAAAAGTCGTTTTCGCAGCACTGCCGCTCGCTGCGCCGCCTTCACCAACGGCAGTGAAACCGTCGCTAATCGCGGCGATTATAGTCGTTAGATCATCTTGCACGCGCTCGAGCTCGGTCAGCACCTTGCCCGCCAGTGCGACGAAGTCCGTACCGGTGCCTTCCGCGGTGGTCACCGTGCCGTCTGCCTTCCACCGCTGCAGGATGGTCCCGCTGGTCGTGCCGATCACCATGTCCGCCGCGTCCACGCCGACCAGCAGCCCCGACCGCGGCGCCGGCCCGCACGGCAGTGCCACCGCGCCTTGAAGCGTGTGCATGGACAGATCCCCCGGCACCACCTGCGTTTGCCCGCCACGCCGCGCGGATTCAATCCACGCGTCGAGCGACCGCTCCGCAAACACCAACAGCACGATGTCGCCGACGGCCAAGGGCAGCGACACAAAGAAGCCCCCGCCCTGCATATACCCCACGGGCACCATCGGCACGACGGGGTAAGCCTCATTGATTTGTTCCCCGTCGGCGTCGACCACCGCGCGCTGGATGGTCGGCAGCACGTCGACGAATTGCCGCGCGTCGGCGCCCGCCCGCACCGCGACGATTTCTGCAGGCATGCACGTGTGCACGTCTGCAAGCGCACCCCTGAGCACGGCTGCTTGGACGTCTAGATCGGACGGCGTAACGGTCACGTGCTGCCCTTCCTTTGTTCCTGCTTCAAGGTCAAATCAACGTACCACTCGCGCCCAAAGTTGGACCCTGAGTGCTTCGACGTTTCGATGCGGAAGAAACCATGGACATGCTGCGACTGCACTTCGACGCGCCGGCCTGGGTACAAATCCGGGATGATCAAACACCGCACGTCGCACAAACCCTTGTTGCCTGGTTCCGGTGAACCGATGAGCCCAGTGGCGGGTGTCAGGCGCACGGCGAGCTGCGACAGCGGTGCGCCGTAATCTAGGAATTGGAGCTCGTCATCCTGCACCGACCACTCCAAGCCGCATGACCGCGCCAGCCGGTCGATTTCGTCGTCCACCGCGCCGGCCAGCGCATAGCCGTTGAAAAACGCCGACGCGCCGGTGCCGGCGATCTTCGCGCTGACCACCTTGGCCGCCGAATTGCCCAGCCGCACGCCCATGGCCTTGGCGGCGTGCTCGAGCACTTGACCGACGGTCGACCCCGGGGCGAACGACTTCACCACCCGGGCCTTGCGAGCTCGGCGGCCTGAGTCTGACGTGACCGTGGTGACCCAATCCGCGCCGTCACGCGTGGACACCACGTCGCGCAAGTCGCCGCGGAACAACAGCGACGTCCCGCTGGCGTAGCCCGCTTCCACCGACACGTACACGCGCTCGAGCTCCTGCAGCCGCTTGCGGTGGTCGGCGTTCAGGTTCCGGATCCGTAATTCAACAGTGTTAGGCGTCTTGGGCGACAACGATTTGCTGATCGTGAAATCGACGTCGAAGCCGTCCAGGCGCAAGGCGTCGACCTGCACCGTCAGCCGGCGATCAAACAACACCCCCGTCACGGCGGCACCTGCGGCGCTTCCGCGTAGAGCAGCACCCACCGCTCGCCGAATCCCTCCCGCGTGGCGGGCTCGGCGGCCCCTTGCAGGTCAATCAAGGCGAGCTCGCCCGGCGGGCGCTCGGGCGTGATGTTGCCTTTGAGCAGCGGCCACGCGGTCACCAGCGCGGCGGACAGCAGCACGGGCTCATCGTCCAGCGTGCGCAGGTCCATGTGCCATGTCTGCGATCTATCCGACCACCGGAAGCGGAAGGTGTATGTGACGCCGTCCAAGTCAGATTGTTGCGTGGTGAGCGGGTACGACGTCGTGTTGATTTGCTGTAAGGCCACGTCACCCCCCGCCGAAAAACGAGCCGATCAGGTTGTCTAGGAAACTCGCTTTGACCTGCGCCTGCGCCGCCGGCGGCAGTGCTGCGGGGTCCGTGGGCGTCGTGGGTTGCTTGCCGCGGGACTGCGCCGGGTTGCCGCGCTGCTCGAGCGGCTTCGGGGCTTTGACGACTTGCGCGTTGACGATCCGCAGCACCGTGCACGACGCCGAAAACCGCAGCGCGTTGGGCCCGACTTCTGCCGAGCGGTCGAAGCTCAGATCCGTCAGCGCTACGGCGTCGTACACGTCCAGCCCGGTGACCAGCTTGACCGGCTGCGCGTCTTGCACGACCTGACACAAAGCCGCGTACACCGCGCCCACGCGATCGAATTCCTCGGTAAAGGCCAGCGCGTTGATGCCGTAGAAAGTCCGGCCCGACGTGTCGTGGTGGCGCTGCTCGGCGGAAAAGCGCCGGCGCGGAGTGTTGATGTCCACGCCCAGCGCGCCGCGTGCCACGCCCCGCAGTGCGAACGCTTGCTCCATGCCGGGGATCACAGTCAGTCCGTAATCCGTGGGCTCGCCTAAGATTTCCACGCTGGTGGGCGGCTTGCGATTGCCCGGCGTCGTGGTGACGTCGATCATCAAGTCGCCTTCACCTAACGG